GTTAAGCCGACGTGCGGTATATAGTCCCAGTTAGGGGTTTTATGCCACACGGTTTTGTATGACGGTGCAAAAGTGCGCTCCGTAACATACCCGTCCTTCAAGCTCCCGTGTATAGCGCCAACTAACAGCGCGTCCGGGTTTTCAAGTAACCGACCATGGGCGACTTTATGTTCTACAGGAAAGTAACATCTGTAGCGCGTAAGGCCGTTTTTGATTTTAACCATGGAAGAACAGCAATGCAGGCCTGCGTCATCCATTTCGGATGGCGGAACCAGGAGGCGTTCGCCACAAAACTCCAATAAGTACTGGAGCGTTTGCGGTAGCGCGATTCCCTGCCTTACTGACCACCTATAAGTTCGGTTAAAGGAGCTAATGAAATCCTGCGGCTTCTTCAGTCGTTTAAGGTATACACCTCGTATATCACGACCGAGGAAGTAATCTCCTCCGCAGCTTTCTCTAAATGGTCCTGTGCCGTAGCTCTTCTCAGAGTTTACGACAAAGCCGGCGGATGTAAGTGTCTCAATGACTTCATAATATTGCCCGCTAGGGCATATTATATCGTCACCATTAACACCTATATTCCGTTCGACACCGTAATTTATAACAGAAACACCGTTATACCTTAGAGTGGCCCACACTAAACTGTAAAATAGCAACGTCTGAAGCGGGAAAGTAAAACCATTTCCTGCGGTCGACATCATGTGTAAATCGTACTCAACACCTTCGAAAGAGCATTTCTTTGCAGAAATGCCCTTTAGCGCCTTAAAAACGGCGGGAGGCAACAAGTACTCACATAAAGTGTTGCTTATTGTATCCGAAGCAGAAGTTAGATCAATAGTCGCGAGACTACCGTCGATGCTTCCGCGCTGCGCGAGTTTCTTTTGAATTTCGGGTTGACAAGGCAAATTTATATTCACCTTGCGCAACTTACGTTCAAGTATAGCAGCAGCTCCTAACTGAAAGAACATATTCAGCGAGGGCTCGGTACAAACGAGACGATCAGTTTTGTTGTTTTTTGGGACGGTAGCAATCTTACTACAAGAAACGAGCTTCAGTGAATTACTGGCTTTACGCTGCATTTCGGCAGCGCGCCATGTGTCCTGTATAGTCATCGTGTAAATTGAATACAACTTTGTATCTGTAAGAGTTAAGTCACTATCAAAAGCTTTATGCACAAAATTACAGTGCTTGGCTCCAATAGATCGACCTGGACCAAACCTGCCGTAATTGGCAAAATGGTTCAGCGTTAGGTCGGTAGACTGAAACTCTCCGTCATAAAGCATATCGTAAATCCAAGCTTTCGCTAGATTTAAAATATCAAGACGGTCGGGCAGGACATAGTCCTTGCAACGATTGTTCGCATCCAGAAACGTTTGGACAGCGGCATCAGATAATACTTTTGACTTTTCGTTAGGCTCTAACTTTTTAAGGAAAGAACTTAATATACTTAGTCTGGCTTCGGTATTATGAAAACCAGCATTAAGGTCAATTTCTAATTTACTTTGTAGTATAGTAGGGTTAAAATCCATACATATTCTCTTTCTGGCTCTAAGCCGAAATTCGTGCCCAGAAGTTTAAAGGGCGCCGTTGATGCAAGTATCACCAAGGCCTGAGCTGATGTTATTTAAAACACCAATATGTGCAGAAATTGCAGCACGAATATTGGCTACATCAGCTGTATCAGACCCGGCGGGTATTTGCAGCTCAGTACGAATAAGAGCGATTGCTGACGGCTGTGAAGCCGCCGGAGTTACACCCTTGCGAGTTAAAACTTTGTACGTGTTGTTTGGTACGCTGGTGATTAAACCAGTTACTGGGTTTGGTTTACCTAAAACTGAAAACGTTTTAGGGCGAAACACAGAAATACTAAACGGACGTGACACACTATGCACATCAACACCTGTTTGGGTGCCAGTGAGCGCAGTGACTACGTTTTGCTTGCCATTAATATCGGGTGGAGTATCCACAACCGTTGTATAGCCAGGAGTAGTTAAGCCTGTTTGTGCACCACCAGTAATACTAGTAGGAATGGTAATCATATAATGATCCTTAGTTAGTTAAGTTATTTAAAGAGGGAGTTTGCAAGGGCGGCTATATTTAGGCCAGCCTTAGCACCAGGCAGCGAAAAAGTTAACTCCGGAAATGGAATTAACCCTGCTGTTCTGTTTATCCTCTTCTTCTTTAGCAGCAATACTGGCTGGGATTCCAGCTGCCAATCGCGTATTTGCGTGTTTACTGTAGGCGTGAGGTAAACCTCATACCAACTTTCAGTAGTTTCGACAACAGTTGTTGTCGAAGCCCATGCGACGTTATTGGTGCTCATGCATCCAGCTGATATGATATCTTCGATATTTGAAAAGTAGCCTATAAAAAACGACCACGGCAAGAGTTCCCATATTGCAGGAACTACAGACTCGGCACCTAAGCCAAGCCTTGCCTCAAGCATCGGCAAGTAACCCATAGCATTTCTAGGTAAAGCATTTCGAGCCTTAATTCCCACCACGACGTATGTATTAGCCGTGGTTTTTGTGAGAATTTGGCCCGATTGCCTAGTAGTACTATTGACGTTACTTGATGTAGGAGAATAAACCTCGTGCGCGCCTGTGCCAGCAGCCCTAAGTGAATGAATTAACACTTCGGGAATTGACTGACCTAGTTCGTACGTGATTTTAGAAATATCTCCTATCGTCGGTGATAATGCGAAATTAGTTTCGAGCCAAAGATCAGAAAATCGATCCCTAGTCTCTTTAACATAAGCCCAAGAACCATCAGCTTTGATATACCTGCCGTTCTTATTTCTCCGAACCATATGCCTACCAAAGTGATTTAGCTTTGGAGCACTGGCCGTGAGACGTTTGATAGCAGATAAAGCCAGGTGTTTTATTTCCTTGCGTGCTTGGATAATCTCGCCGACGAACGCAATACCATTTATAGATTCAAGCTCTGCTTGAATTTTGGATCGTATTGCGACTGCTGCTTTGTTATTTGCTTCAGTAACGGCCCCAGCATTTGAAACCAACGTGTCCGGATTTTTTGGACGAAAACCATTGGTTGTTTGACGTTGTTTAACGTTCAAATACGGGGCAAACTTACAGACATGACTGGTAACACCTGACTTATAATGACAGGTGTCGTAAAAACCAGCAAAACTGTTAGTTGCGCTTATATTTTCGCGTATGTTAGATTTATAATGGGGGTTGTCTGAGGCTACTCGCCTCTTCAACAGGATAAAAGGCGTAGTCAGCTTCGTATCATTTGCATAATACGAAGTAGACGTTGTATAAACAACGCGTTTACTATTGTCTCTATCACCCATTATAACTCCTAACTTGAAAATAAACGTGCATAACTGCACGCGGC